CGCCAAGTATATGACAGCGTGGCCCATGGCGAGGTATTTAAATAACCCCGCCCCAGAGAAACCCGAAGACTTCTCTGGCTGTCCCCTTGTCTGGAGAGGGAGGATAAAGCGTCTTCTGAAGAGTCGACTTATTGCCAGGAACACAACAAACTTGTCCTTATGGACCGGTTGGTTGCTGGGAATCAAGCGCGGCGCTTCGGAAGTATCGGACTCGTTCATACTTGACGAGATGATAGCTCATAAAAAGAAGTTATCAAATCCCCCTACCCGGGAGATACCGATCACCGTCCTCCCCTACGTCGAGCGAATACTCTCTTCTTTCGCTCCACCAGACCGACGTCTCTACGAAGCGTCGACTTCTGCCTGTTGGCAGAACCCCCGATCCCTCGGGGGTTCCCGCGGTTTCCTCCGCAGGAAGTACGGCGCCCCTCCTAATTATAATCCCAAGGAAGGGGGTCTTGAGTATGTCTACCGCAAGTGGCAGGAAAGGCTCTACCCTGAACTTTTGTTCATGGTAGAAGTCTCCCCTGGCGTTGTGGAAACCATACGTGGACTCCCCTGTCCTTCCTGGATGGAGGTCCTAGGCGACTCAAAAAACGAGAGATCATGGTACATCTTCCCACAACCCCCGGTTCTCCGTCGGGGTCGTGTCCCTAATACTAATCAATGGGACTCCTACTACTATGACTACTCTGACAGCTACGAGGAAAGAGTCTGCGATACCCGCGTCTCAGCCGTCCTTGAACCCTTGAAGGTTCGACTAATCACCAAGGGGGAATCCCTGTCTTACTGGTTGTCCAAATTTTTCCAGAAATCCTTATGGAATCATCTGCAAAAGTTTGAACAATTCGCTTTGACAGGAAAGCCTCTTGATGCTAGTCTCCTACACGGGATCTTGGAACGCGAAGGGCGCCTTGGTATCAAGACTAAACTAAATAAGTGGGTATCTGGTGACTATAAAGGGGCGACGGACACCCTTGACATCCGTATGACGCATCTCTTCTTTGAGACTGCGTTGTCACGGTCAAACTTGTCGGTGGAGGAAGAGGAAGCTCTGCGTAGTGTTATCACGAAGCAGAGAATCTCCTACCCCCCCAAGTATGTCAAGAAGGCTCCCGAGGCCCTTTCTCCTTTCCTTCAACAGAATGGACAACTCATGGGCTCGACCCTCTCCTTCCCCATACTTTGTATGGTTAATCTCACGGCGTATTGGGCATCGATGGAGGAGTATCTCGGCCGTCAATTACCAGTCAAGGATCTTCCTTGTCTGATTAATGGCGACGACATACTCTTCCGTTCAAATGACGAACACTATGAGATTTGGAAGAAGTGGGTGGAGATCGTGGGCTTCACACTGAGTATGGGAAAAAATTATATTCACCATAATGTCCTTACTGTCAATAGTGAGGTTTTCAAGTTCAACTCTGAGGATGAGTCGTTCACCAAGGTTAAGTCTCTTAACTGTGGTCTCCTTACGGGGGTCAACAAGATAACTGGAAAGTCGTACGAGAAAGATATACCAATTTGGGATATCTATAACCGTACCGTCCACTTGTCATGTGACCCCATCAGGACCCACAATCGTTTCATGCACTATCATAGGGCAGAAATCGAGCGTCTTACCTTGGGTTACGACCCAACCTCAGAGTCCATACGCCCGGGAAAGTTAAACATTTTCCTTCCACGGGAGCTCGGTGGGCTGGGTTTCAAACCCCCACTTGGACTTGAGTACACTATCACTAAACGACAGACTACCTACGGACACTACTGTATGGAACGCCGACGTCAGGCTGTGGTTGAGAACAAACTCCCACAACGCCTCGGTGTTGCACTGATACAGGATACGCTAGAGGCCATGGAAGCGGCCCCCACAAAACAACGCACAACTTCTCTCACTCTCTGGCCCGCCACGACACCGCTCTACAAGGGATTGGGACCCCTTGAGGACTATACTGTCAAGCTCCCCCCTCTCGCGAGGGCCTACTCCGTTAACGACGACTCGATGAAAATCGTTCGTCCCTCTCGGAAGCACCAGAAAGGTGCCTTCGAGGGGAAATGGAGAAGGCTTCACTTGAAGGGGAAGCTTAAGAGTAATGTCCTCTTAAACTACGACCGGAAATTCTTTGAATACCGTCGACCACTCGATGCAGAGAAACATTATCCTGAGAAACAGGATAGTGATTATCTGGATGGACTGGACTTCGATATCGAGGGATTTCTGGCCGGAGCCTAAAAGCGGTGGACCGTCCCACGATCGGGGGACGTTAAACATACCCCTCGGCCGGGGTTTGAGTGATTAAAGAGCCCAAAACGAGCTAACACGAGCGGTACACACCGTTTAAATGTGGTACGGGAGACCGTGTCCCAGCCTGGGTTTAATCCCCACTCGTGTTTCGTGCTAAGTGTATATCTTCTTATACTAAATGCCGACAGACTACAAAGGTTCGCCGAATTCCATCGGTTCACTCAGATGAATAGTCGCTCCCGCGAGGGGAGGTCTCATTCCCTGAATTCTCCGTGTACTTTTTCCGGAGTCTAACCCTTGCAACCCATTTCCATGCCAAAGAAGTCCGGCATGAAGAGCCCTCGTAGAGGGGGGCCACCAAAATCTACCTCTAAATCTACCTCTGTCTCTGCTCCTATCTCTCGGACCAGACGACAAACTCAAGTTGGACCATCCTTCGCCCGTCGTGAGAAGCTCACTGTTTCAAACAGTGTTCTTCTGACTTCGGTTATTGCTGAAGGCACCTCCCCCTTTTCCGCGGGGAAGTATATGGTTCAACCGGGAGACCCTGAGGTCTTCCCGTGGCTCAACAAGATAGCTCGAAATTTCGAGTACTATAGAGTCATTCGTTTGTCAGCTCGGTATGAGAATGCCTGCTCTACGACTACTCCTGGACAGATTCTCCTGTTCTGGGACTATGATGTGACAGACCCGGTCCCGACCACCTTTGCTCAGGCATCGGTCATGTCTGGAAATAAGCTCTCGGCCCCTTGGGACCGTTTTCTTATGACCGCATCGACCTCGGCCATCCACCGTCAAGAGCCCACGTATTACGTGGCAACCTCGGCGACGGCCAACCGCCTGAACGACGCTTGCTCCCTGATGATCTGCACCATACCCTCCTTGGGTACGGAACAGACCGTCTGGGGGAACGTCTGGCTAGACTTCACCTTCGAGTTCTCCGTCCCTGCCTACGAGACATCTGTCTCAGACACGAACGGTACGCTCACGGTGTACGAACAGCCAATCCAGGTCCCCGCCTATCCTGACACATCTAGTCTCATCAACAATCCTCTCTCTCCTGTCTCTCCTGTCCTCGATGGTCTACACTTGGGTCCCATCTCTCCGCAGACTTCTTTGTCTGTGGGGGGAATGGTCAGTGTCCCCCCCGGTCGTTACCGGATGGGTACCACCCCAAACATCAGAGGGACCGCCGGAAGCGGAGGAGCTCCTCAGCGGATACAAACGGACACAATGTTCGCTATATCCGATGCGGACGATCTTACCGTCGCCGTCGTCACCCCTCCCTCCATCTCCTCTAATGTGACAGCTAACGAACTCCCGGGTGCTTTCGAGTGGATTGTGGATACGTTTGAACGTATCCTCGATCTTCCCGTGACGAAGTGGGTCGCGCCTATGCTGGACTATACAGTCACAGACATCGCCGAAATGGCGGTGGAACAGGCAACGTCCTTCTTCCTTGAGTACCTCGGTCCTTCACTGCTGCTCGCTGAGTCTAAGTCTCTCTCTGAAGCTGAGTCTAAGTTCTATTCTAGATATTTACACTCCACTTTAGCACGCCATGAGAAGCGTGGTATCCCCCTTTCCTCCTCTACCGCTCGGAAATTCCTTGCGGTGGCTGATTCGAAAACGATGCCCCGTATCCTGGCAATCGAGAACGCTAGCCTCTCTCGTCAACATGAAGCAGGTCGTAGACCCCCTCATCTCCCTTCGACTTCTCTTTCTCCCTCCTCCTCCCCCTCTACTCGTGATTCACATGAATCATGTTGTCCTAACCGTTAACACCCGCTCTTTCCCTCCTCTCACGCACGCTCTCGTCACCCACACTAGGAACAGGCCGGCTTTCGCCAACCCGGTTCTTCCCAATATGTGTGGCCGAGAGGTCCGTCAAGAGGGCAAGTCAAAAGCGGTATGCTTGTGGTTTAACAACATGCCTCCACACCAATCACATCCAC